TTAATAGTACCATCACCAAATTCAATTTCTATATCATATAAATAATTATATGCACAAATATCAATTATCTGCTCATTAATCTTAAATAAACCATTTGCATCATCTGTAATTGTTATACCAGCATTTGCAACTGAAGTTAAAGATAAAAATGGAATACCACCATATTCTTTACGTAACTGCATTCTAATAATAGCATCTTCTAAACTATATGGTTCATCGTTTAATAGTAACTCAAAAGTTACTTCTTCAAATGTGTCCCCTTTAATATTTTGAAAATTTAATCCCATCTTTAGTTTTGTTTTCTATTTTTTTTAAAAATATTTCTAACTTCTTAACGTTAGCTTGTTTTGGTTTATACTTATTTATCATAGTACCCATCCTGTAAAATAAGCATCTTTATCAGGATACATATCACCATTTGAATTAGAATTGTATTCTGGAAAATCTGCTTGATTAAAACACATAAAATCTATAAACCTATTTGTGTAATGTTGTGCTATATCCCTTGCTTTTTCTACCAAGAAATCAATTTCATTCTTTTCTACATTTGTAGCGTTTTCTGATGTATGTTTGTAGATACCTTTTCCAGCTATTGTAATGGCTAAAAACGGCAAAGCTTCTACCATAGACCAGTGTATTACCATAGGTTTAATATATTTGCTTAAAAGCGTTGTATATGGTTCTGTTAAATCATCATTTACAATATCATCATTTAGTCTATTAAATAATTGTGTGCCTAAATAATTTTGTATATGTGTATCTTGTGCTATTTTAATATATTGAACAAATTTATCTACATCAATATTTCCATTTAATGCTGTAAATCTAACAATATCATCCCTTGTAACAAATAATGCTTGTGCCATATCTTAATTTGTAAATCCCATTTTATCCCAATACTCTTGTGTAAAACCTTTTGTTGGCATATCTGCTGGTTTCATAGCAACTTCTTTTTCATTTCTAATTCTATAACCATACTTTTCAGCAATAGCTGGACTAATAACTTTGTCTTTTGCTTTTGGACTTGTAGGGTCAATTTTAACACCTTCAAAGTTTGCATAAGTTCTACGTAACCATTTGTGTTCACATCTTGGACCGCCCTTATAAAGCCAGATTGAGTAATTATCAGCACCATTTTTTCCAAAACCAGCATTAACTGCTTGACTTTCCATAGCAATAATATCTTCCTTTCTGTAAACCTTATCAGCATTAATCATTTTATTGCAAAATTCTCTTTGTCCAGTTGCATTACCACTATAAACATACCTTGTTATGAATTGCACACCATCAATAAGTTCATCTTGTTCTGGACTTTTTGCATTTGGTCTTGCAGTACCTGTTGAAACAAATTCCCATATTTTAGATAATGCACTTTTTCTTTTTTTATTCTTTTCGTTTATAAAGTTAATTTCAGCATCATATTCATCTTCTTTATCATAATCAACTTCTACTTCATCTACTAATGTCCATTCATTACCTAAAGTTTCACCTTTAGCAATTAAAGCATCTGCTATATTAGAATTAAAACAATTATGTGAACTTAAACCAGTTTCTTCTTTTACTTGTTCATCTGTTTGTGCGTTATCTAATTCAGTAAATTCTAATGGTTGAATAGTTTTAAAGTATAATTTTAAACTAATATCATTGTAATATAATATTTCATTTAATGCTTCTATTATTTCAAGTTGGTAAGGTTTAATTACTATGTTATCAAATAATAGCGTAGCAGTCTTTATTTCATCTGCATTGTTACCTAAACCACCATCACCATTTCTAATTCCTAACAACATAGGTGAAGTAACTCTATGCCCAACAATTAGCTTATTAAAACATTCATTACTTAAATATTCATAATGTGCTGGTGCATCTGTTAATGGTATATCATCAACTGTTGTTTTACTTTCTGCATTTGCATTAAAAGCTACAATTACTTTATCACCTCGTGAACCAGTTAGTTTGTTTTTAACATCAGCTTTAATTTGGTCACGCATTTCTTCTGTTGGTACACCATTGTTAAAATTGATAACTTTGGTTCCGCTGAAGCCACATTTTACGTCATTGATTTGATATTCAGATATTTCCTCTTCTAATACAGCATAATCTAAAGCACCATTATAATCAACTGGTGTATAATAGTGAAATATTGGTAAATAAGGTTTAATAACCATAATTTCAATTTCATTACCATTACCAAAACCAAAAGCTGGTATTCTTTTTAATACATCTGATGGTTTAACTTTGCTCCAATCTGGTGCATAGAAATATCCTTCTATTTCTCCTTTGTCATTACATTTTTCTGCTCTTAAAGTATGTATTGGAAAATGCTCAACTTTAACTACTTTATTCTTTTGCTTTACTATTTGCATAGAAGCCATACCCATTAGTTTGCGTTCTAAACATACTTTACGCAACATATCAGGTTTAAATAAAGTTTTCATTTGTGCATATTCATTTGGCTTTCTTGATGCGTCTAAAGCATCTAAACCTTTCCCATATATCATATTAGATATACCAGTAATAATAGCACCATTTGTTGTTGAATACAAGAACCTATCAATTAAAAACTGAAAGTAGTTATTATCATCACCATACTCAATATAACCTTGCTTTTTATTTTCTTGTATTTTAGGTGATGTATAAGCACTTAAATTTACAATAGAAATATTTGAATTACTCATAAACTATATAATCATTAGTTGTTTGATTTGCTACATATTGACCATCGTTAATTGAAAAATTAGCAATAACTTGATTTGTGCAAAATATTTTGTCTTTATAAACTACATCAGTATCATTCAAAATAGATAAAGTATAAAAATTACCTTCTATTAAATCAAATGTTGCAGTTGTGTATAGATAATAACCATCTATATAAAAATCAGATGATATAGTAGTACTTTCATTTGTCATTTCATTTACCAAAACTATTGATGTTGCTTTATATTGTCTTGGAATGAATTTCAAAGATTGTTCTTCTACTTGTTCTTTTAAAATTATCATTATCTTTTTATTTAAAAATAAAAGTATATTGAAATTGTTTTAATATAGAATTAAAATAAAAAAGGGATGCATAAACACCCCTTAATTAAAAAACAAAAAAACAATTATTAAGAACCTACTACTACTGTAAATCCAGCACCAGCTAAAGTATCTCCAATGAAATTCGCTGGTACTTGCTCCATTCCTGTAAGTGTTAAAGTGTATCCACTCAAATCACCCATTGCAGCACCAGTTACAATAGTTCCACCTGTTACATCCATTCCGTGTTCTAATCCACAATAAAAGAAATTACCATTGTTATCTTCAACAATTACTTGTGGTCTACCATAAGCCAAAAGTTTAATTTGTTTGTGGTCAACTATTGATAATTTTTTCAATGTTAATGCTAATTCTTGTTGAAAGAATGTAGTACCATTTTCTCTTGAAGAAGTAATTGTTTGAGTAAAAGATGAAGTACCTTTTAAATCATATTTGTATGCTGTTGGTGTTCCAGTTACTGCATCAATAACATCTGTGTTTGTTCCATCGTAAGTGTAACCAGTAGCATCACCCCAATTAACAAAATAAACTGCTTTTAAACCTCCTGAACTATCTTTACAAGGTTCTAATCTACCTAAACTAATATCACAAGCCATATCTATATTTTTTTAAAGTTAAAAAAAAGGTGGTGTTTATTCCACCACCCTTTTAAAATTTATTTATTTATGATTATGCTGCAGGAGTGTAAAGTACAATCTCTGAACCAATTCCGTATTGTACACCAGCAGTAAATCTCATTACTACTCTTACATTTTGTGAACCATCCAAATCAGCCAAATCAATTAACTTAACTTCTTGGCTATCTGCTAATAAACCAGTTCCAAAAAACAAGTTAGATTTTTGTGCAGCCATCATATAATCGTTAGCCATTCCATTACAAACAAATATTTTAATTCCGTCAAATGATAAACTTCCGTTATTCCACCATTGTGTTCCCATATTATTAGTACCATTAGCACCTAAACCTGATGCACCAAAACCACCTAAAGCACGTACATAATCACGAGCAACTGATTGAGAAACGTACAAGTATAAATCTTCCTTTCCGTATAAAGCAGCGGGAATTAAATCAACTACTTTACCCATTTCAGCAATTACATTAGCAGCAGTTACACCACCTGAAGCAGGAGA